AACACATTGTGATCTTTGTAATTTTAAAGCTAGATATACTAATCAAATTCTAGTTCATCATATAGATGGTAACTTAAATAATTGCGAATTAATCAATTTACGTTCAATATGTCTAAACTGTGTTGAAGTAGTCAGAAGAAATAATACTACGTGGAAGATTGGGGATTTAACAGTTGATTAATTTGATTGTATAAGTCATCTATAGTACCATCATTATCTAAAATGGCATCAAAGTTAGTACCTATCCAAGAAGTTTCACTAGCATGAATTTTATAATTATCTAAAAATGATTTGTTACTTGCCCATGATAAATTTTTAGTAGGTCCCTTATTCACTATTTCAGCGGCATGATACCATTCTGGATCAGGACCACGATGAGTTCTGATAACCATACCACCAGCATCTTTAATAGATTTAATTTCGTTTGGAAATCTTACATCTGAGATTACTACATTATCTGATATCGTGGCAAGTTTATGTTCTACACTATGAATCCAGATATTGTCATGAAAGGATTTACGAGCCACTTCTGTTCCCCAATATTGTAGAACCCAACGTGGAGTTAAATGTGGCATATTGAGCTTGTCTGCCCACCACTTATCTACCTTCTCTCTCCAATCTCTACTTTCTTTGGTTCTACCTTCAAGTAGTTCACGATCCCAGCCAAATATAGCAGATACAGCATCTTTCAATGTACCAGCAAAACTTATTCTTCTAAATCCGTGTACGTTTACTAGATAATCAGCAACAGTATCTTTACCACTACCCTGAAATCCACATACACCTACTATAATCTTATTTGACACAGTATCTCCGCTTTGAAATATTATTGTAATACTATGTTAATGATTAGTCAAGTGTCAGATTATCCAATTACCCAAGATAGTGGCTCAGAACCATCTACATAGGCTTTGAGTTCATCAATTAGAGCAACTTGTAATGCAGCACCTTCGGCTTTCATGGCAGCACCATTCAACGTTGTTCCACCCTGCGGTCCAGCTATTGTACCAAATTTTTCACGAGCTTCGCCGATGGTAAGCTTACATTGAGCCAATGTCCAACTTGTAATCCAATTACCAATATTAGGGTCTTGAAGTAATGTAATTTCTGGCTTCATATTGTCAGTCCACAATAGAATTCTTTCACCAGTACCTTTAAAATCACGAACAAATTGAATCTCTTTTGTTACTGGATTAAATGTATAGATAACATATCCACCAAACATACGTGCAGCCAATTCAACATATTGTGCATAAAAGTCATATGTGGCTAATCCACCAGCATAATTATAGTTTAACAAATATGTATTTAAAATCGCTGATGAAAATGGATCAAATGATGTGGCACTTGGGCCGGTTTCTAATCCCACCGTTCTACGAAATGCCTGTCTAACTCTGGTTACTTCTTGTGGTAATATATAGGCATTTTGATTGGCTTGAACTTCCAATAACATATATGATTCTTCATATGCATTTTGACCACGTTGACGATATGTAGAAATAGCATAGCGATATGCGGCCTCATAATGTTCCGGATCTAATTCCAGATCAATAATACCATCACCAAGACGATATCTAATACTATTAAATAATTGTTGTTTTAATTCTACTAGATCAGCCATAAAAATACCCTATCATAAGATAGAGTATTTATCAAATATTAAGTTGATTCAATAAGCTTTTAGAATAATTAGATTATCACTAGTGCGTCCATTTGGTTGAGTTTGTACGGAATTAACTTCAGTAAAAACTTTACGACTTGAAGGTTTTCCGCCAGTCATTAATTTCTTTAAAATCTCAGCTGGTTTACGTAGAGTTTTAATTCCACTTTTCATAGAATCATACCCAATAATAGTCGTACCTTTGATTCCAAGAGTTCCAATATGATCATCAGCAACATAATAATGAAGTTTACGTTTGGCAGTATCATATGCCCATACTTCAGTCGCATTAATTATTTTACTGGGATGAACACTGATAAGTTTAAGTGTTTCATCCGTCTTCTGATACTTCATTTTTGAAGCTTGTTTCTCTGGAGAAACTGGTTTACGAGCACGAACTGATTTTGATGCCTTTTTAACAGAAACATAACTACTTAAACTAGCCAATACTGCTTCACAAAACTTAATAACTGCCTTGATTTGTGTTTTAGTATAATGAGAATAGGCTTCATTGAGTTGTTTGTCATTTCCAGTTTGTACTTCTTGAAACTCAGTCAATTTGCGCTTCCATACATCAGTCAAAATAGACATATGTTGTGGCATAATATTACGTTCAGTTAACATTCCAACACTGTTAACGTCAATATTGGCAGGTTTTGCACCAAGAATAATGAAATCATCTAACCAACCTTCAATTTCTCCCGCAACTTCACGAGTACGCTCACGCATAATTTCTTGAACGTTCGGGCGATTTGTTGGAACAGTTTCTACAACTTGTGGTGCAGTGGAACTAATTACTTTTGGTTTTGAAATTGATTCAATCAAACGATTTAATTCATTTGTCAACCGACTAGTTTCTTCACTTGAAAGATTTAACCCACGCATATACATACGAGCCAACCAACCTAATGTTGGCATAACTTCACGTTCTTCTATCTTGCTCAATAGTTTGGAAAGGTCTTTTCTATTAGTTTTTTCGGCATAATCAATTAAAAAATCTTTAGCGTTTTTGACACTACAAAAACGACTATACCAATTAAATGACATTCCTAATGCCAACGACCGATTATCCGAATCAGGTTGTGTGGCAAATATAGGTTCTGTTCCATAATACTGAGTATCAGCGTCTTTTGGCTTAAAATCTGAAACAATTGTTCGTTCATCAGATGTTAAGAGTTTTTTAGTAGATGCTAAAACTTTTTTAGTAGATTTTGTGGCCATTTTATTCTCAAATTTAAGTAACAGTGTACATTATACTATAAACGGTATTTATTGTCAAACGTTTTTGGATAAATACTTAACTATGCCAAGACTCAGCCTATATCGTCCAACCCAATCAAATGATTATTCATTTTTTGATAAAACAATCAAAGAGATGTATACTGTCGGTGCAACTGATCTTTACATACATAAATATTTAGGCACCAATAATCCGGTTAATAATGACGCTACATTGCCTACCTATGATAGTACTAATCCTACAAATATTCAAGATTTACTATTCTTAGAAAATCGTGATCGTAAGTATGATAATAATATTTATAGATTACGTGGACATTATAATGTCCAGAATTTAGACTTTGATCTAAGTCAATTTGGTTTATTTTTAACCAGTGATGTTATTTTCATTACCGTTCATTATAATCAAATGATTGATATCATTGGACGTAAATTAATGGTTGGTGATGTATTTGAATTACCACATTTAATAGATTATCATCCGCTTAATGATACCATTCCAATTGGTTTACGTAGATATTATCAAGTAACTGATGCTAATTATGCCAGTGAAGGTTTTAGTGCCACTTGGTTCCCACATTTATGGCGCATTAAATGTGAACCATTAATAAATAGCCAAGAATTTAATGATATTCTCAAAGATCCAATTAACAAAGATAATTATATCGGCGATTGGGATCCAAATACTACCTATGAAGTTGGGTATACAATAACATATGGTGATAAAATTTATACTCCAATAAAAACAGTACCACCGGGAGTCAGTCCTCCAAACTCAGAATATTGGGCTGTTAGTGATGAACAAAATTTAATAGATATAATATCTACCTACAATAAGAATTTATCTATCAATAATGCCGTTATAGAAGAAGCTAAACGTATATTACCAAAAAGTGGATATGACTTGGGCAATTTATATATTGTTCCGACATTTATTGACAATCAACCAGCTCCGCCAATTAATGTTGTAGTACCATTTAACACAAATTCAAATATCGTTGCTGCTTCATTGAAGATTGTTAGAAATCCAATGTATCTTAATGCAAGTCCAGTTCTTAGATTAAATCCGGCTGCAAAAAAGGCATTTCAAGCGTTTAATGTGTTATCTCTTCAAATTGGTACAATAACACCAAAACTTACCGAAGAGGGTAGTGGTCTGGTTCATTCAGATATGGCATTAATTACTGCCACTATATCTGAGAATATTACCGGACCATATGGCACAGCAGATAATACATATGCCGAAGCAGATCAATATGTTAATTCAACATTAAAGAATTTAATAACAGTACCATCCAATAGTTATAGAGTTCCAATTCAAGGTATATTGGACAATGATGTAAGCATAGGATTAGTCATAAGACCT